CATGCCTCCTTGCATTGTTTCCCGTACAGAGGCTAAGCCTGCTGTAGAAAAGAAGAAAAACGGCAAATCTCCTGGTCGTGGAGCTCAAGGTGGTGGAGCTCCCAAGAAGGGGAAGGATAGGAGACATTTCAAGTTTAGAAATGCTCAAAATGACCTGGTTCAAGAGCTCAACAGTGAGAGACAAAAACTCGCTGGTGAACGTGATGCTCTCCGTGAACTTAAGAAGCAAGTAGATGAAGGCAAAGCTACTGCTGCTGAAGAGAAAGAGAATCAAAGATTGTTTTGCGAGTTAATGCAAAAACAACACATTGAGGATTCCACCTTCAAGGCAGCTGATGCTTCATTGAAAAGTTACATACAGGACATTGAGTATTTGGACTCTTGGATAAGTCGCGGCTACCTTCACGGTAGATGGTTGAGCTTGATGAAGTGGGCTCTACCTTGGATCCTTTTCACACTTCTGAGGGTGTATATTTGGGACAAAATGATGTACTCCCTCCCCATAATGTTGTCTTTGTTGCGTTATGACATGTGGGTGTTGTTGTTCATGCAAGCATGCTATGTTTTTTCTCTGGTGCTTGCAAAAGGAGGAAGTAAGCGAGCTGGACGTTTCGTTTACTACAACAGATCGAGTTGGTTTTATTGGTTTTGCTCCGTCTGTTGGGTCAATCGTGAGTCAATCACTAAAGTAGATCGCAAGTTTAGTGGTTGGGGTGCTGGAGTTGACTTCCGTCCTCGTTCTTTGGCTCAAACAGAGATTGTCGACCCCGAAGCTCGTGTCGACATGCAATATCACTATGGAAAGTTTTTGCGTTTTAAACTCAAAGTCATTTTCTGGGGCAAGTTTTACATTGCTGACTTTGGAAACCCTGACCGTTGCAAACCCATAGTGATCAGTCCCTCAATATCCTTAGTCTCGCAACTCATCCATGGAGATATCTGTGGTCTTAATACAGATCCTGAAGTTGCCAGACAACGCATTGACGCTCGTCTCAGATCTATTCAATGTGTTAACATTAATCGTTTCTCTGCCCAAATTGATGATATTTATGGTGATACAGCTCTTTTGGCGCTCTTTTGCTGGCGAAAGAGAATGGAGAGACGCAAGGATTTCCCCAGATAGACTCCTGCATACCTGCACTATGTGTGGCATATGGCTATAGATATGGTGAAGTTGAAAGCCTAATCAAACCTAAGAAACCTAAAGAGAGCGTGCAGTTCACTAGATTGGATTGCAGTCCTCCGTCCCGGCGTCCTGTCGCGGTTTCTTTAGGTCCCATTGTTACTGTTGCTGCTCAACCTCATCCCGATATGTCTGATACCACCACCATTGTTGCCGGAGTCGAAAAACGTGCAGGGGCACAACACCCAACTCCTGACCCTAAAGTCTTAGCGGAGTTGGAGATCTTTGTGTATAATTGGCTGAGACAAAATCTCACACCTCTGAGTCCAGATTGTGATGTGAGTGTAGAGCGATGGTTGGCTCACACAAACTATCCTCTTTGGAGAAAGCAAGAGTTGCTGGATAAATATTACAAAGTCACAGATCAGTTCGCGAAGAAATACACTAGGGCTAAATGTTTTGTTAAGGATGAGACCTATCCTGAATTTAAACACGCTAGAGGTATTTACTCAAGAACTGACGAGTTCAAATGCTTTGTTGGTCCCTTCTTTAAATTGATTGAAGAAGAAGTATATAAGATACCTGAATTTATCAAGCATATTCCTGTAGCCGAACGTCCTGCTTACATTATGAAAATGTTGGACGGTGAAGGCTCTCCTCAGTCTACCGACTACACCAGCTTTGAATCACAATTTTCCACAAGAATAATGACTATAGTGGAAATGCAGCTATACAAGTATATGACACAATACTTGCCTGGATACAAAGACTTCCTAAAGCATCTTGACGTTATAGCTGATCAACAGTTCTGTTCTTTTAAATATGTTGATGTCAAGTTGCCCGCATGTAGGTTGTCTGGTGAGATGTGCACATCGTTAGGTAACGGGTTTTCTAATTTGATGTTTGCACTGTTCACTGCTCAAAGAAATGGCTGTTCTAATGTCAGAATTGTTGTTGAAGGAGATGATGGTTTAATGAAATATGAAGGTCCACAGTTATCGGCGGAACATTTCGCCCAATTAGGGTTGACGATCAAGATGGAAACTCATAGTGAAATTGAAACAGCATCGTTTTGTGGCATAATTTTTGATTCAGAAGAACAAATCAACATAGACGATCCCAGAGACAATTTGGCAACCTTTGGTTGGGGCAATGCCAGATATGTCTGTTCTAGAGAGAGTAAACTTAAAGCTCTCCTCCGTTGTAAAGCCCTTTCGCTCGCTCATCAGTATCCTGGATGTCCAATTATCTCAGAATTGGCACATTACGGATTGCGCGTAACACGTGGAATACGCATTGGTAAA